ATAAAAAATGACAGTAGTATCCCTATAGAAGCTAAACTTCTAAAGCGCAGTATGACACTTGGTGCTAACATTGAATCAGTGCCAGCAGTGTACGCCACAATGACATTTAATGATATTAAGGAAGTTGGTCTTAATGATAACGACAATGAGGTCTTTAAGTCTTTCCAAGAATGGATAAAGTGGTCTGACACTCGTGTGCTTACTATGTGGAAAGAAAAAAATGCTCCCCTGCTTTCTGATGATGAGTTAGAATTTGTTGATGACTTTGTTGACGTAGAAGGTTCGGCTGTTTAATGGAGAATTTATCAGAGGCAGGCCATTGGTATGACAAAGATGGTTTGCCTACTTACACTATTGTTGGGGCAAATGGTAAAGAAAGAAATACCACCCTAAGAGATGCGAGGCAGTGGGGATACGTCCCCTCTGTTACTACAATAATAGGCGTAGCGGCAAAACCTTCCCTAGAAAACTGGAAAGTAAATCAAGCACTAAACTCTGCAATAACATTAGAGCAAGACCCAGGTGAATCTATAGAAGACTTTACTAATAGGTGTAAGCAAGACTCTAAGAAGATAGGCAGAGATGCCGCTGAACGTGGTACAATTATCCACGCTATGATAGAGCAAGGCTTTATGGGCGGCAAAGAAACAAAAGCCTATAGAGTTATTAAAAATTATTTAGATGAAAACTTTCCTGGTGAAGAATGGATTGCTGAAGACTCTTTTTGTTCTACTTCTGGGTATGGCGGCAAGATAGATTTATATTCTAAATCAGGAATATTTGTTGACTTTAAGACTAAAGATGGTTTAAAAGATAAGCAGGCATCTAAACTTGTCTACGACGATCACGGGATGCAACTTTCTGCCTACGCAGAGGGGTGCAACTTTAAAGAACCAGAAAGAGTATCTATATTTGTAGATAGAGAAGACCCAGAATTGATAGCAGTACATAGGTGGGATAAAAAAACCCACGTAAGGCATATGTCAATGTTTAATAGTCTTCTTTCTTACTGGAAATTAGTAAAAAAATATGATCCATCAGAGATCTTAAAAAACAAAAAAGATGAGGCAACATAATGGTAAAGATGACAATCGAAGGCACAGACTACGACACAGATAATATGACTGATGCACAAAAAGAATTGATTGAAGTTCTAAAAGTTAATACAACTACATCAAATGTAGTCAACCATATGTTACAATGTGTGAACGCAATAGGTAGAGTTAAAGTTGATGAATTAAAGGCTCTCCTATCAGATGGTAAAAAAGAATAATAGTAAACGTAGACACAATTCTAGACGCTACAGAAGTGGCTTAGAAGAAACCCTTGCTGACTACTTAACACATCACCAAAAAGAAGTACGCTACGAAATACTGAAGGTCCAATGGGAAGACTTGCGGTATCGTACTTACACACCTGACTTCCAGTTAGACAACGGCATCATATGTGAAGCTAAAGGATTGTTTGATAATGAAGATAGGCGCAAGCATTTAGCTATTCAGAAACAACATCCTGAGTTAGACATACGCTTTGTCTTTAGTAACGCCCAAGCTAAACTATATAAAGGTTCTAAGACTAGGTACTCAGGGTGGTGTGAGAAGAATAACTTCAAGTGGGCGCACAGAGTTATACCTATGGACTGGTTAACAGAAAAAGGTAGGTGTACATCAGCTACTGTGATAAAGTTAAAAACAAAAAGAAAGGATATATAATGGGCTACACACTAGCCGACGATGAAGTTGCTCTTATACTTCGTCCCATAAGTTTTGATAAAGACGGGGCTTGGAGTGGTTTAATATCAACAGGATTAGCAATGGGTCCAGAAAGCAATGTCGATAAAGAAATACTTGGTGACTTAATTAAGTGTGCTACTTTTCTGAGTGCTTTTTTAGATGTTGCACACGAATACCCCGATATTATGGAGATTGTAGAAGAACGTAGAGATCTAATGATTAAGATGTTTGAAGATGATGCACAAGAAGAAGCTAACGGTTTAGCAGAAGTAGAAGTAACAACTCAAGGCGGTAACGTCATAAAATTTGGCCCTACAACAAAGACGAAAGGTAGCGCGTGACTGAAGATATGGTAAATCAACCCCCTCATTATAATCACGCTGGTATAGAGTGTATTGAAGCTATTGAAGCGGCACTTTCTCCAGAAGAATTTCGAGGATACTGTAAAGGTAATATTATTAAATATACTTGGCGTGAGGGGTATAAGAATGGCGATGAAGATTTAAATAAAGCTGCTTGGTATATGGAAAGACTACATACCTATAAGGAACGTATGGCGGAGAAAGGATGAGCTATAAATCTTTTTACGTGTCCTTTACTTTGAAGGTAGATGAAGAAGGAAATATCTTATCTTTAGTTGAAGAGGAACACCCAAGAGAAGTGGCAGAATCTATAGCAAATGCAATACACGATATTGATGATGTAAAAGTAGAAAAAATAAAAGTTAAAGAGCGGTGGTAGTTAATGGGTAAAAGATCTAACTTTGAAAGAATTGAAAGAGACTTCTATCCTACCCCAATCTCTGCGTTAGCACCATTAGTTCCGCACCTGCCAATAGCCTTTGATTATATTGAACCTTGTGCAGGAGATGGTAGGTTAATAGAACATCTTAAAACTCTAACAAATGGAGTTTGTATAAAAGCTACAGACATTGAGCCACAGTTAGATAAAGGCATTAGTAAAGAAGATGCTTTGACGATTAAGTGGGACGCATATAAAAGTAACACATATTGTATTACTAACCCACCTTGGAACAGAGATATTTTACATCCTTTAATAGAAAATTTTATGGCATCAGGAAAGACCTGGTTACTTTTTGATGCAGATTGGATGCACACTAGACAGGCTATACCGTATTTAAAATATTGTAAAAAGATTGTCAGTGTAGGAAGAGTGAAATGGATTGAAGATAGTAAAAACACAGGAAAAGATAACTGTGCGTGGTATCTATTTGATTTAAAAAACAAAACAGCAACAGAATTTTTTGGCAGATTATAAGGGAAAACAACAATGTCTAATAACTATTTACCAACGGACTATCAATCATTCATTCACAAATCACGTTACGCTAGGTGGTTAGACACTGAGGGGCGAAGAGAAAGCTGGGACGAAACAGTATCTAGGTATGTAGATCAAATATGTAAAACAAACGCTATAGATACAGACACAAGAAAAAAGTTGTATGACGCTATCATATCGCTGCAAGTAATGCCATCTATGAGAGCAATGATGACTGCTGGCCCTGCATTGGACAGAGATAACACAGCAGGATATAACTGTAGCTACCTACCTGTAGATGATCCAAAGAGTTTTGATGAAGCTATGTTTATACTTTTGTGTGGTACTGGTGTAGGGTTTAGTGTTGAGCGGCAGTACATATCTAAACTACCTGAAGTACCAACGATGTTTGATAGTGATACAACTATTATAGTTAAAGATAGCAAAGAAGGTTGGGCTAAAGCATTTAGACAAGTCTTAGCATTACTCTGGGCAGGGGAAGTACCTAAGTGGGATGTATCTTTAGTTCGTCCTGCTGGCGCAAAGCTCAAGACGTTTGGTGGCAGAGCTTCTGGCCCAGCACCTTTGATAGACCTGTTTAACTTCTGTATTGCTACATTCAAAGGCGCACAGAACCGCAGGCTGTCTAGCTTAGAGTGCCACGATATTATGTGTAAGGTAGGAGAAATTGTAGTCAGTGGTGGTGTTAGACGCAGTGCTATGATCTCATTATCAAACTTATCAGATGATCGTATGAGACACGCCAAGTCGGGCAACTGGTGGGAGACCGCAGGACATCGAGCTTTAGCTAACAACTCAGTTAGTTACACAGAGAAGCCCGATATGGAAACATTCTTGCGTGAATGGACTGCGTTAGTTGAGTCTAAGTCAGGTGAGCGTGGTATCTTTAATAGACAGGCTGCACAAAAACAAGCAACTAAGAATAATAGGCGTGATCCTAATTGGGAGTTTGGAACAAATCCTTGTAGCGAGATTATACTACGTGGCCCTAGAATAGATTTAAAAACAGGTCAGCCAATTACAGGTACAGGAGGACAATTTTGTAATTTAAGTGAGGTAGTAGTACGAGCCACAGACGATATAAAGAGTTTATCTAACAAAGTTAAGTTAGCTACAATAATAGGTACAATACAATCCAGCCTAACTAAGTTTCCATACTTGCGTAAAGTCTGGCAGAACAACACAGAAGAAGAAAGACTATTAGGCGTGTCCCTTACAGGTATAATGGACAACCCATTGCTTACAGCCAAAAACAAAGGACTGGCTCAGACGCTAGATCATCTTCGTCACGTTGCTGTTGATACTAATAAAGAGTGGGCAGTAAGACTAGGGGTACAACAATCTACTGCTATTACGTGCGTCAAGCC